TTCGGCGTGGCTGACAGGAGCTTGTGGACCCTCATCCACGACGACACCACCGACGCGGGAGGCACCGCCGGCATCGCTGACGATATCGCCGACCTGCGGGACGTCAACGATGACTGGTACGCCATCTGCGGCGATTGGTTTGGAGAGGCTGAGATCGATGCTGTCGCTGACTACATCGAGACCATCCCACGCATCCAGGCGGCCATGACCCAGGACCAGGACGTGCCGTTGTCGGGGTCTAGTGACGTGGCCAGCAACCTGCTCGCGCAGGACTTCGAGCGCACCTTCCTGTACTTCCATCCGACGACGGAGCAGTTCCCGCACGCAGCCTCCCTCGGGAAGAACCTGCCGAAGGATCCTGGGTCAATCACCTGGAAGTTCAAGTCGCTCACCGGGGTCTCCTTTCAGGAGTACACCGCTGCGGAGCTGACGGAGCTGCGGGCGAAGAACGTCGAGCACTACATCCGGCTGGCAGGGAACAATATCTCGGCCGAGGGCAAGATGATCGGAGGGGAGTTCATCGATATCACCCGCTTCATCGACTGGCTAACGGCGCGGCTGCAGGAGAACGTTTTTCGAGCCATGATCTCACTCGACAAGATTCCATTCACCGACCAGGGGATTGGAGTTGTCGAGAACGAGGTTCGGGGCGTGCTGAAGAACGGCATCGCGGTAGGGGGCCTTGCCGCGACCCCGGAGCCGACCGTCACTGTGCCGCTGGCGTCGGAAGTGGATGCGAATGACAAGGCAAACAGGCTGTTGCCAGACGTCAACTTCACGGCGACCCTGGCAGGGGCCATTCATGCAACCGAGATTCGCGGGACGGTTTCAGTCTAGGGAGCTGATCTAGGCTGAGCTGACTCAAGGCTGAATTGGCCCAAGGGGTGAGCACACTCCGAACCTGAAAGGGAGCTGCTATGAGCGTCAAGACATACAATCCCGCGGATGTCTCTATCATCTTCGCGGGAATACCGATTGAAGGAATCGCGGACGGCACTTTCGTCACCGTTGCGAGGAACAACCCGAGCTACAATATGAGCATCGGGTCCGACGGCGAGGGCGTTCGAGCCAAATCCAACGACCGAGGTGGAACGGTGACGTTGACGCTGATGCAAAGCAGCGTCAGCAACGATGCACTGAGTGCCGTTTCTCTCCTGGACGAAGCTAGTGGAGATGGCATCGGACCCCTCCTCGTGAAGGACAATTCAGGCCGTACCATCTGCGGAGCTGAAACGGCCTGGATCCAAAAGCCCGCGGATTCGGAGTTCGCTCGCGAAGCCACAACGCGGGAATGGGTGTTTGAAACCGACCTGCTAGATGTCTTCATCGGCGGGAATTGATACGGAGCTAGGCGATGAGTCAAAGGGCGCAAGACAGCAAAACCACCACCATAGACGGCCACGCATACTCGTGCTTGATGCTCGACCCGTTGACCGCGACCGATATGGTGGCAGACCTCGGGTTCATTTTTGGGCCGTCAATTGGCGCGCTCGGAGGGGCTCTGCTAAAGTCGGATGGCAGTGCCGCCGAGTCATTCAAACGGCTCATGGATGAGGGTGGCGAAGGGCTCGGGGGCGCGCTAGAGAAGGCCGTCCTCGAGTTCTTCGCCCGCTTCGACAAGGTCAAGCAGCGCGAGTTTATCAACACACTGGCCGACGTCACCTACCTCAAGCAAGGGGACAAGGAAATCAAGCTCAGTTCGGTGCTGACGGTTCACTTCAGGGGTAGGGTCGCTGCACTCTACAAGTGGCTGGGCTGGGCCTTGAAGGCTCAGTTTGGAGATTTTTTTTCTCCGTTAGAAACCGCTATCGGGCACGTCGTCCAACGCACGGACCGGGCTCAGTAAGGCTGCCAGAGCACCTTCACCGGGACGCCCATATCATGCGGCTGGTTCAACGGGGACTGGCTTCATACAAGGAGATCCGAACCTTCTGGGACATTAACGAGGTCATGCGAGCAAACGAGTTGCTCGACATCCACGACGACGTGGAGTGGATGGCGGCCGAAGAAGCCAAGCGAAAAGCGCGCCGCCCGTGCGCGACAGGAAGGTAGCTATGCCTGGTCTGCGTGAAGTCCTGGTCTCGTTCGGCATGGAAGTCAACCCGGCTGACGAGCAGAAGGTAACAAGCTCGCTCGACAAGGTAACTGGTCTAGCGAAGAAGGCTGTCGCGGCCTTCGCCGCGTTCAAGGTAGGGCAGCTCGCCGCCAGCTTCGTCGATGGCATCCGGAACATGGGCGACGAGCTGGACAAGACGTCTATCCAGCTCGGGTTCACCACGGCTGAATTGCAGGCGCTTCGCCATGCTGCGAATCTCGCAGGAGTAGACGGATCTGCGTTCTCTGACAGCTTGGGGCGGCTACAAAAGAACGCCTTCGAGGCATCGCGGGGCAACAAGAAGCTCAGCGAGGACTTCGCAGCTCTGGGCGTCAACGTCACTGATGCGGGCGGCAAGCTCAAAAGCGCAGATCAGTTGCTGATGGAGATGGCCGACGGCTTCGTTGGCCTGAGCAACGAGAGCGAGAAGGTAGCCCTATCGCTGAATCTGATGGGTCGAACGGGGAGGCGCCTGCTTCCCCTATTCACGACTGGCGCTGAGGGCTTGAAGGCGGCCCGCGATGAGACCAAGCGACTAGGTGTTGGCATCACCCAAGACGTTATCGACAAGTCGGTTATCCTGACCGACAACCAGGCCAGGATGCAGCTGGCCTTGTTGAGCCTCAAGAATCTTCTCGCTCAACAGCTGATCCCAGCTTTCAACGAATGGGCGCTCGCCGTTACCGAGGTCGCGGTGGCCGTCAGGGCTCCTCTCAGGAGGGCCATCGCGGGCCTGCAAACCATCATCCGAGGGCTGGAGACTGGCCTCTCATTCGTCACCGATCGCTTCGGCACCCTTGGCAAGACGATATTGGGGGTAGGTGCAGCCTTGGCAGCTCTGGGGGCCGCGTTCGCCATAACTGGCAAGACGGGCTTCCTTGCCGGGGTAAAGGCAGCTGCGGGGTGGGTCCTCGCGACAGCCCCCGCACTGCTCATGATCGCACTCATGGGCGTCATCATCGCGACCATCGTCCTCCTGATAGAGGACTTCCAAAAGATGGGCGAGGGAGCCAAATCAGTATCGGGCACCATTGCGCAAGGGTTTCAGGAACTCGTTGACGAGCTGGGAAGTGTCCCTGCGGCCATCGATGAAATGCTCAAGACGGCGGTCGGGTTCTGGCTCCGTCACTTTCAGGAAATGCTAGGCATCTCCGATGAGACGTTGGCCAACGTTGAAGCCACGTTCGGGCGTTTGACGCAGACCACTATCGAGTTCTGGGCAGGCCTAAAGCAGCGAATAGTCGACGCTTTCAATGGCATTGTGGATGCCATTGATGGCTATGTGCAGGCAATCAAGGATGCGGCCTCGGCGTTCAGTGATTGGGTCGACGAGCACGCGACGGGGATCCGGCTTGTGACCTCCCTGGTCATCGGGCTTGCGGGCACCATCGCCGTTCAGTACGCGCGGGCGAACAGCCTTGCGCTTGTCTCGTTCTTCAAATTGCAAGTCGGGGCCCTTGCAGCCACGAAGACAATCAGCCTCTCTAGCATTGCGGCAGCCGCTACGAGCGCGGGAGCGTGGATCGCCAATGCAGCTGCCATGGGCTTGGCCTGGATTCAGGTTGCTGCAATGGCTGTCGCCGAGTTCCTGGTCATGGGTGCAGTGGCAGTCGCGTCGGCGGTCGCGTCGGCTGGGGCGTGGCTCGCGGCTACCCTGCCCATAATCCTGACTACCGCGCTCATCGGGACGCTCATTGGACTTGTGATCTGGTTGGGCGTCGAGCTCGTGAAGCTGCTCCAGGGAGAGGAGAATTTCTTCTCGACTATGGCGGGTGGCATCAAGGACTTGATCGCTCAGTGGGGTGGCATCGGGCCTGCCATAGGGGCCATGCTAGACGAGGCGCTTCGCTACTGGCTCAAGTTCTTCGGAATGACCGAGGGTGAGGTGGACGGCTTCGTCGAGAACCTCACCGACACCCTCATGACCTTTTGGGACAACGTTATCGACTACTGGGGCGGCCTCTTCGGGCGTTTCATTGACGGAGTCGTCGACCGGTTCAAGGGTATCGCAGGGTTCTTTGGAGGTCTGTTTTCGGGAGAGCCCGAGGAGGCAGAAGAAAGGATGCCTGTTCCGGCCCCGCCGCAGCAACAGAAAGGCACCGCAGCGCCCCCAGGTGCCCCTCCAATCGTCCCTAGACGTGCACCTGCACCGATGGAACCAATCGCTGCAGGAAGGGA